CACCCCAGGGACTTGAGGGCCTTTGCCGCCGGGCTCCGGGCACCTGGGCGGGGGCAAGAAAAAGGGCCGTCCCGGGAGGGACGGCCCTGTGCTGGATGGTGGTCCGGGGGGAATCGAACTACCTAGGAACTGGAACCGAACCGGCCCGAGTTACTGCATGAGTTACTGCATGAGTCGCCGCGTGCAGGTCGGCAAATCGGCTGGGGCTCTATTTCTCGCGGGGACAGCGGTGACACGGGGACAAGAGGGGTCGATCCTTTAAGAATCAACCACTTGCGCGCGTTGACTGTCACCGTCAGGGGCGCGATCCTGTCCCCGTGTCACCGCCTGGCGCGGCGGGCCTAGACCACGGCGTCGAGGTAGATGCTGGGCCGGATGACGTAGACCGGAACCTTGTGCTTCTCGTCCAAGCCACCGCCGCTGATGCCGGGCAGCCGCTGGCGGCTGGTGAACCGTCCAGGCTCGTGCTTGAGGTGCCCCCGGTCGCGCAGTACCTTTGCCACGGCCTCGAAGTCTTCGCCCCTGCAGACCTCGCGCTTGAACACCTCCGGAAGGATGAGGTACTCGGTGTACGCCAGCACCTTCTGCCGCGCCTCGTCGGTTGTCTTGCTGTCGAGGTACTCGTCGGCGGCGCTATAGCTGAGCGGCTCGCCCTGGTCGTTGATCAATCGCCTGAACCCGAGACGCATCATCGTCCGAGGGCCGTGATCATCTAGCGCTCGCTGCACCCACGTGAAGCTGCTCTCCCCGTGCTTCTCCAAGCAAGCCTTGACCATGTTCAGCCGCTTCCACTCTTCGGCGTTGCCCAGGTGCCCGCGCTTGGCCAGCCAGGCCTCGAAGCACCTGCGTACGCCCCTTGCGGCCTCGCCTGCCGGCCATCCCGTGATGCCGGCCTCGGTGGCCAGCTCGCCCGCCGCGGCCAGCAGCGCGAAGCGGCTGCCCACGGTGCGCACCTGGCCAGCGGCGGCCTCGGGCACCATGGCGTCGCGCTGCCGCTGCAGCTGCTCATCCAGCCGGGTCGACAGCACCGCATAGTGCTCGACGCACCACTGCAGCCAGGCCCGGCCTGCGCAGCCGTACACCTGCGCCGCGGCGCGCACCACCGCCTCGGCGAACTGCGCCGGGCCCTCGTGGTCGTGCAGGTGCTCGAGGCCGCCCATGTTCGCGCCCGCGTCGAGTGGCACGTCGACCATGCGCACCTCCTGGCCGGCGCGCAGGCTCTTCCCCGCCTCGGCCACCTGGTCAGCCAGGCCCACCTCGCCGCTGCTCAGGAAGAGCAGCTTCCAGGTCTTGCGCCGCCGCATCATGGCCCGCTCGGTGGCGCGCACCTTCGCCGACTCGTTGGCCAGCATATAGGCGGCATCACCGGCCACGCGCGGGTCGAGCTGGCCGAACTCATCCAGCACCAGCAGCGAGTCGCAGGACTGCACCGCCAGGGCCTCGAGGCCATTGTCGGTGGTGCGCCAGCGCTGCATGTAGCTCGGCCGGCCCCACACGCTGGCCGCCAGCAGCAGGCCCGTGGTCTTGCCGGCCCGTGAGTCGGCCTTGAAGTTGAAGCCGCCGCTCTCCAGGCCGGAGAAGCGCAGCAGGGGCCCCGCGAAGGCTGCGCACAGCGCGAAGACCAACCGCGAGTTGCCCACGGCCAGCGCGGCCACCTGGTCACGCCACTGCTCGAGCGTGCCGTGCTGGCGGTAGCTCTCTTCGACTGCGCCATCGGCCTGGAAGACGTAGCGCCGGCCCTCGGCCTGGCCGATGGTGCCGCTGGGCAGCACGTACACGCCACCATGCCAGCCCACACGGTCGACCACGATCAGGCGCTCATCCGTCCGCCTCGTGGCGATGTACTGCGCCAGCTGGCCGCGCGCCTGGGCGTGCACACCCACCTCGAGGCCGAGGTCGCGCAGCCGGCCCTCGAGCTGGGCTCGGTCCCCGCTCAGCATGCCCGCAGGCATCACCCAGGTGCGCAGGTTGCCATCGGGGTCTAGCAGCTCGAGCGCGTAGCCCCATCCCTGGCCATCGTCGCCATGGGTCCGCGCCCTCACGAACAGCGGCCCGCACACCCACTGCGGCCGCTGCAGCTCGCCATCGTTGCCGCGCTTCGAGTGCCACACCCCGCGGCCGTCCACGTGGAAGCCGTAGGCGTCGGGATCGGGGCGCGCAGCGCCCTCGCTGGCACTGGCCGCAGCCTCACCCCCGGCGGCCTGCCGCTCGCGCCTTGGCGGGGCCGCATTGCCCTGCCGCGCGCCGTTGCGCAGCGCGTCGACCGCCGCCAGCACCTGCTGCCGCACGGCCTCGGCGCCAGCCAGCGTGGCCAGGTCGTTGAAGTCCTTGCCGTCCTGGCCAGGCTCGAAGGTCGGGAACACAGCCGCGGCTGTTGCGCCTGGCGCGGCCACGGCCTCGGCGGCCTCGGTGGCCTTGATGCGGCCCGGGTTCTTGCCCTTGCGGGCCTCGGTGCCCTTGTCGTCGTCGCCGCACACCAGCAACGGCAGCGCCGGGTGCAGGCGCCGCAGCTCGCGGGCCACGTGGGGCAGGTTGCCCGCGTCGAAGGCCACCGCCACCGGCAGGCCGGTGGCCTCGTGCACGCTCGCCGCGGTGGCGTAGCCCTCGGCCACCAGCAGCGCCGCGGCGCCGCCGACCTGGCCCACCAGGTGGAACAAGCCGGTCTTGCGGTAGCTCACCGCGTCATCGTCGCCGGCCTTGCCGGTGCCATACACCTTGTCGGTTCCCTCGCCCGGGTCGCCCCTGGGCTTGATGCGCTTGGGCAGCAGGCGCTGCACACAGTGCAGCACGCCCTCGGCGTCGACCATGGGCACCAGCGCCTCACCACCCGGCCGGAACCGCAGCCCGTGGGCCTGCACGCCCTTGCGCGTGAGGTACGCGCAGCCCGCGGCCGGCGGCTGCTGCAGAGCCTTCTCCCAGGCCGCGCGGCAGCGGCGCGCGCCTTCGGCCTGGCGGGCCTCGAGCTCGGCCGCCTCGGCGCGCTTCCTGGCCTCGCTGGCCGCGGCCTGGGCCGTACGCTCGGCATCGCTCAGCTTCGGCGGCTTCAGGTGCGCCGGCACGCGCCAGCCATGATCCTTGGCCAGCTTGAACAGCGTGGCCACCGTCACGCCGCCGCCGGTCTTGAAGCTGCGCCAAGCGTCGCGGGCGTCGGCCGGTTTGTAGCTCTCGCCTCGGCGGCTCCAGTCGTCCCACAGCGCCTGGGCCGTAGCGTCATCGAAGCCGGCCGCCTTGATGGCCATGCCCACGCGCGTCCACGTGTCGCGCTCGAGGTCGGGCGGGATGCTGGCCAGCGCATCGCGCACCAGCTCGGGCGTGGGCGGGGGCAGGCTCGAGCTGCCCTTGCGGTGTTGCGTCATCGCGTCTCGTTGTTGGAGCGCACCGCCGCGGCGGCCAGCGCCACCGCAGCGAGCTCGCTCGCGTCGTGTTGCACGCACCCGGGCCGGCCCGCGCCAGGGCAGGCCATCAGGCGCGCCGTGGCGGTGTCGAGCTCACGGGCGAGCAGGTGCCAGTCGGGCTCGCCGAGCTGGCCGTCGACGTTGAGCTGCACCAGCGTGCCCAGCCGCGCGGCCAGCGCCGCGCAGCGAGTGCAGGGGCCGCTCGACTCGGGGGCGTGCATCAGTGCACCGCCAGCTCTTGCAGGCGCTGCAGCTCGAACACCGCGAAGGCACTGCCGCTGCGGCACGCCATGGCCATGCCGCGGGCGCAGCGCTCGGCATCGTCCAGGGTGTCGAAGCGGCAGGCCAGGTACACCAGCCACAGCTCGGCGTGGCGGTCGGCAGCGCAGCGCAGCACCGCCAGCAGCTGGGCCGCGAGGTCATCGCGGCCCAGCGGCACCACGCCAGGCTGCAGGGCCACCAGGTCCGCGGCGCTGGTGCAGGCCACGGCCTCGGCGAAGGCCGCCTTCACCAGCGGCCTGGCCTCGGGCTTGAACAGCTCGGCCAGCGTGTCCGCACTCGGGCACGCGGCCAGACTGCACATCACGTAGAAGCCAGGCGCTGGGCTCATGCAATGCCGCCCTTGACCTTCACGTGCAGGGCATTGAGCTCTGCCTGAATCGCCTCGCTCTCGGTCGTGACCTCGCAGCTCGACAGCAGGTCAGCCACCTGCAGCAGCTGCGCAGTGGCCAACCGCAAGGCGCGGCCAGCGTCGTGGACCTCGGCATGTACGTCAGCAACGCCGCCATCTTCGACCTGGCTCAGCTGGTGCACAACCGCGCGCAGGACCCCATGCACGTTGAAGAGACGATCGGCCAGCTCGAGGCCGTTCCCGAACTCGATCTTGCTCATGAGCGCACCTCCACCCGCGGCGCCCCATCGGCCCGCGCCGCCTCGGCGATGAAGGCGTCGGCGGCCATGCGCACACGCGACTCAAGGCCACGGGCCAGGCTCTCGGCGTGACGAGCGCTCATGAGCGCGGTAGGAGCGCCGGCCTTTATGGCGGCCGCACGCTGGCGCAGATTGCGGGCTCGGGTGGCCCATTCGAGGCACTGCTCGGCAGTGCCCCATCCGGTGACGGCGGCCATCAGAGCGCCCCCTTCACAACTCGGCCATCAGGCCAGGTGAGCGTGAACGAATTACCCAGCCCGGCCGCCTGGCCAAAGCGCTGGGCGGCCATCACGAACTGGTCCGACTCCAGGGCGCCCAGCAGGCTCCCGCGGCCGTTCACCCGCATGCGCGTGTCAGCCAACATCACCGCCGCGTACAGCGTGAGGAACTCGCGCGCGTACTCGAACTCGGCCTCGTCCTGTAGCAGCGCGAGCACCCTGTCGGCCATGGCCTCGGGTTCGCGCGTACGGGCCGCGATACGGCCCAGCTCAGCCAGCACCGTGAAGGCCGACAGGTCCGAACCGGCCTGCAGCAGCCACGGGCTCATGGCGGATCGGGCGAAGGCGCTGCGCAGAGCAAAGGAGCCGTGGTGCAGCAGCCAGCGCTGCAGCTGCAGCAGCGCCAGGCCAGCGCCGGGGCGCTTGCAGATTTCGTCGAGGGTCATGCCTTGGGCCCTCCCGCGGCTTGGAGCGCCTGGCGCGCACGCGGTGGCAGCAGCCACTCGTCGTCGTCGCCCACCGCGCCCGGCTCCCCGAGCAACCGGATGGCCCTGTCCGCCAAGAATCCCGACCGGTCTGAGAGCACGCGAGCCGCAACCAGCAGCCCACCCTTTTCTTCTTCGTCCGCCTCATGGCACTGGGCCGCAATCACGCGGCTGGAATGCGCCAGGCTGCAGAGTTCGTGGAGGATCGAACTGAGCGCAGTCCGTTGAGCGACGGTGAGCTTGTCAGCGCTCATGCGGCACCCCCCTGCTCTGCCGCGCTGGCGGCCGAGTTGAGGGCCTTCGCCAGGGCCCGGGCCTGGCCCGAGGTGAGGCGGTGCACCAGGTCGAGGGCGCCGGTGCCGAGCTCGACGGTGACGGGGTAGCAGGCGCCCACGCTGCGGGCGCTGTAGACGCACGCCAGCTGCTGGCCGGCGAGCGTGACGACGCCATGGTTCAGCCGGCGCCGGGTGGCGCGGCCTTGCACGAGGCGCAGTTTCGGGGGACGGGAGAGAGCAGGCGCGAGCGCGCCCAGGGGTTCACCAGCCATGAATGGCTCCTTCGTTGCGGTGCACAACCGCCGCCCCTCCACGCCAATGGAAGGGCGGCGGCCCGAGCGGGCTTGGCGTGCCGGAACGAAGGAACCGGTGGACCCGAGGGTCCGCCCGCCCGAGCCGCCATAGAAACTGGAGCTCGAGCGCTGGTGACGCACGAATGAAAACAGCCGCGCTTGGGTAAGGCGGCTGCGTGCGCCTTCGTTATCCGGGACGCCAATCCCGACCTCACTTGCGGTGAGGCACCGGAACTGTAGCACCAGCGGCGCGCGCCGTGGAGTGTCTGCGCCAGCGCGCCGCAGCGGGCTCTGGCGCGCCCACGTACAGGGGGCCACCTGCGGGCGCACACCTTGGGGGGCAAGGGCGTGCATCAGGCCACCTTGAGCAGGTAGTGCCAGGCCGCGCCGATGCCGGGCACGTGCCGCACGGTGGCCACCGGCTGCACATCGCCGCTCACCACCAGGCCGTGCAGCGAGTGGTGCAGCGTCCGCACGGTCGCCACCTCGAGCTCGAGCTGCGTCAGCGCGGCCACCACCACCGGGTGCCACACGGCAGCCCAGTCGCGGTGCGGGGACAGCAGCCGCACGCCCAGGTACTCGCCACGGAGCACCGCCGCCTGGATGCCCCTGCTGTCGCCCTCGGTGGGCATCGCGTCGAAGGGCACCAGGTCGCGCAGCGCCTCGGCCAGGCTCTCGCCCCGCGGCCCCACCCAGTGCGGCGCGTCGGGCCGCACCGGCCAGGCCAGCTCGATGCGGCGGCCGATCACTGCGGCAGCTCCGCCTGCTCGGCCGCCTGCACCTGGGCCTGCACCCAGGCCAGCACCTTGCTCTCGGGCCAGCGCGCGGTGCGCGTGCCCAGCTTCAGCGGCGCGGGGAAACGCTTCTCACGGATCAGCTTGTAGAGCTTGCTGCTCTTGAACCCGGTGAGGTCTTCGACCTTGGCCAGGTCGATCAACCGCTCGCGCGGCGGCGGCGGCGGGTTGCTCGTGACGAGGTGCATTCGAGGGGCTCCGTGCTTGCACCGTGGGGCGTGGTGCTTGCTGCGGACTGTCGAACGCGAGGCCGTTTCCCCGCGAGGGAGGGAAAGGGGAAACGCACGGGGAAAGACGCGCTCAGGCCTTGTGGCGCTTGCCCAGGCTGGCTTGCTTATTGGCCTTGCGGCCATTCTTGATGTAGCGCTCAACGGTGTCGCGCTCGAGGCCCCACAGGCGGGCCAGCTCCGGCAGCACGTCATCCACCGCCACGCCCGGGATGGACCTGCAGGTCTCGTAGTGCTCCAGCAGCCTGGCGCAGGCGGCCGGCAGGCCTCCCGGCCAGCGCTGTTGGCCTTCAGCCCGGCGCAGGGGCTGCAGGCTGTCCACCTTGAGGCGCAGAGCCCGCAGGGGGCTGACGGCAGGCGCGGCAGCCGTGGCGACTTCCCGCGCCGGCGCCGGGTAGTCGAACAGTGCGCTTGCCGTGGCGCGGTTGACGGCCAGCACCTCGAGCTGCAGGCACTGCAGGGCCCACGCGCGCTGCGGCGGGTTGCCAGGGCCGATGGCCTGGGGCGCGGCGGCAGGTCGGGCAGCTGGCCCATCCAGGCCGCGGCTCAGCACTCGGCGGCCGGGAGAAGCGGGCACCGCCCCATCTACCGGCAGCACCATCGGCGCCAGGCCGGGGTGCATGCCGTAGATCGTGGCCGCAGTGCGCTCGAGCAGCACCTGGCGCACCGTCAGCTCGGCCCTGGCACGGTCGCGCAGCTGCAGGGCGTCATCCAGCCACGCGGCCAGGTCGTGCAGCCGCACAAGCGACGAAGGGGCCGGCCCTTCCAGACCGGCCCGCAGCTGCTCGAGGGGCGATGCAGGCGACGTCACGCGCAGAGTGTGCATCGCCGGCCCGCCTGCTACTGCAGCGCCGCCGCGCGCAGCCGCATTTGCTCGGCCGCCTCGGCTTCGATGGCCGCCTCGGCCTCGAGCTGGCGCGCCATCTCGTCAGGCCACTCCACCGTCGTGTCGCGCTCGAACACCGCCATGTCGATGCTGGCGAACAGGGGCACCAGGTACGAGTCGATGAAGCGCGCTTCGACCGGCCACACGCTCACGTTCTGGCGGTACTCGCGCATGCGCTCGCCCATGGGCACCAGCTCGGGCCTGGACACCACCAGGTCGAAGTCCAGGCGGTCGAGGCGGCCCAGCCGGTCGGCCTGGATGAGCTCCGGGCGGCCACGCCAGGGCAGCGCCTCGGCGCGGGCCTGGGCCGCGGCCATGATGCAGGCCGCGATGCCCTCGTGGAAGTCGACGGTGGCCTGGTCGAGCCGCACGCGGGCCAGCGCGGCCTCGGCGTTGCGCAGCGCCTTCGTGGTGCCCTCGAGCTCGGCCGCCTTGTCGGCGCAGCTCTTGCGCACCACCGAGGCCTGCAGCGCGGTCGGGTGAGGTGCACGCGCCTCGGCGTCGCGCCGCTGGGCCTCCTGGCGCAGCTCGGCGCTCAGGGCCGTGGATGCCGTCTCGGCCGCCGCGGCATCGTCGGCGCTCATGGCGTCGGCCAGCTGCTGCTGCAGCGCCGTCACGCGGGCATCGTGCTCGCGCTGCAGCACCTGCAACGAATCGGCCGCCACGCGCTCGAGGTCGGCCAGGCGGGCCTGCAGCCGGGCCAGGTCGGCGGTGGCCTTCACCTTGTCGGCGGCCAGCGTAGCCACGTCCTGGCGCAGCGCGCGCTCGGCCTCGGCCAGCTCGGCGTGCGCAGCGGCACGGGCAGCCTTCGCGGTTTCGGTGCTGCGCTCGCCCTCGAAGGCGTGCAGCACGGCCTGCACGGTGTCGAGCTGCTGCTGCCACAGCCTGCGCCGCTGCGCACTGGCGAAGCCAAGCTCGGGCTTATTGGCCAGCAACAGGTCTTTCAGGGTCTGCGCGCCCGATTCGCTCTGCAGCAGCTGGCGTGCGCGCTGCTGGAACGGAGTCTCGGCCGAGGCCGTTGTCGCGCCCTTGGAAGGCGCTGCGATCAGCTTCTTGAGTCGTTGAAGCCAGGTGCTCATGGGGTGGAACTCCACAGGTGAAGATGCCGGCCGCAGCCGGCGGAAGATCCCCAGGCGCCGCCATCGGCCGCCACCTGGGGCGTGATGAATCAGCCGCCTGCGGCGCGCTTGGCGCTCTCGATGAGGCTCAGAAACCCATCGGCGAAGCCGCGTTCAGCGAAGCCGCTCGCGGTGCCCGCCCCAGGGATTGCGAGCTCGATGCGCACGAGGTCGAAGTTCACTCGTGGCGACGGCGCCGGGGTGGGAACCGGCTGCGACGGGGCAACCGGCAAAGCTGACGGACCTGCCGGGCTTGCGACCGGCCCGGCGACGCCACCGAAGGCGCCGACACTCGACGCACCGGCAGGCCCACCGAAAGGCCCGGCGGCGCCTTCGCCCGCCTCGGGCTTGTCGGTGCGCACCCAGATTCCCAGGCCTTGCACCGGCAGGCCGGCCTGCCCGTTGTGCGACCCGCTGGCGTACTGCCCTTTCTGGGCCTGGGCCACGCTGACACCGCCGCGCACGCGCGGATCGGGGATGAACGTCCAGTTGCCCTGGGCCTTGGGCGGCGGCAGCTGGAAGCTGCCCACCACCACCGGGCTGGTGGCAACGCCACCGGGACCCCGCGGCTGGCTCAGCGGCGGCAAGGTGCTGGGGCTCAGCCCAGCCCCGATGCCGATGCCAGACGCCGAGGTGTTGAGCAGCTCGCCGAACTTGTTGACCTGGGCGGCGGCCTCGCCCGCCTTGCGCCCGACCTCGCCGAAGCGCTCGCCCACGCGGTCGACGGCGCTTGCCGCAGTGCCCATGGCGCCCACGATGGCCTTGCCGGTCCTGTCGGCCTGCACCGCCAGCCCGAGGCCTCGCGCCTCGGCCTGCACCGTGCTGGTGGCCACGCCGTTGTTGGCCGCAATGGCGGCCTCTGCGTAGCGCTGGAAGGCGGCCTGCTTGGTGGCCAGGGATGCCGTGGCGTCGTTGCGGATCAGCTCCCAGGCCTGGCGGGACTTGTCGGCGACGCGCTGGAGCTCGGCCTGGCTCTGCACACCCAGGGTCTTGTAAGCCTCGGTGAGTTTGCTCATGCCCTCAGCGGCCTGCTGGGCCTTGCCGCGGATGGTGTCGAGCAGGTCCGTCATCTGCTCTTTGGTGAGGACGCCAGCCTTGCCGAGAGCTTCCACACGGGTGCGCAGGGCGTTGAACTCTTCCTGTACATCGGCCGTCTCGGCCATCTTGCGCAGCGCCTCGGCGATCACGTTGCCGGCATCCAGCCCAGCAGCCTGCAGCGCGCCTGCGCTGCGCACCAGCACCGTCAGGTTGTCTTGCGCCACCACGAAGGCCTCGCTCATCGTGCCAGCGGCGCGGGCGACGTCGACGCCCAGGGCCTCGGCCGCACGCTTGCCGGTCTCCACCAGCACCGCCTGCAGCACGCCCGCGTTCCGCGCACCCTCGGTCATGGTGCTGATGAACAGGTCGCGGAAGCGCTGCAGCTCGGCGCCGCTCAGCTTGGCCAGGGCGGCAGGGATCTCGGCACCGATGCGCTGCGCCGCCTCGCTGCTCTTGCTGGCCAGGTCGTTGAGTGCCGCAGCCATTTGGCCGGCCCTCTTCGCGCCCTCGGGGAGCTTGACGCCGGCTGCATCGGCCAGCGCCACGATGGCACCTTGCGCGGTGTCTGCTGCGGCGGTGACCTTGGAGACGCCAGCAGCGCCGGCAGCGCCTTCGGCCACCAGCACCGCAGCCGTAGCCTTGGCCGTGGACCCCACCCGCTCGGTGGCAGCGGCGGCCGCATCAGCTGCCGCGCGCACCACCTCGGGCGAGCGCTCGGCCTCGCGGTACAGGTCCGCGAAGATGGCCTCCTGTTCCTTCGCGCGCTGCTTGAAGCGGTCGAAGGCGGCGCCGATGGTGTCGTCGGTGAAGACCGCGGCCGCGGCCTCCTTGAGGAACTGCAGGTCGTTGACGACGCCGACGAGGAACTCGGTGACGCCCACGCCGAACTTGCGCGCGAGCTCGGAGTTCTCTCGCAGCATGTCGCCGAGCTGGAAGCCGAGCTCGAAGCCGGTGACGGCCACCGCGATGTTCACGATCTTGGGCACGTCCGCGATGGACTTGCTCAGCACGCCCATCGTGCCGGCGGTGGCCATCGCCTGCGTGGCCAGCGAGCGCAGCGCTCCGGCGCCCTGCACCGCCAGCGCGGCCACCAGCACCACCCCGGCGCGCGCAGCGATGGCGCCGAGCTCATCCAGGCTCTCGGCCAGGCCGTTGATGCCGGCCGCCACCGCGCGGCTGGCCCCGGTCGCGCCGTCCAGGCTGCCGATGAACGTGAGCCACTTCGTCTGCAGGTTCTCGACGGCGCGGCCGATGGTCACGGGCAGCTGGCCGAACTCGCGGTCGAGCACTGCGCGCTGGCTCTTGAGCGCCTCGAGCAGCTGCGTCGTGGTGAGCTTGCCTTCGTTGGCCAGCTTGCGCAGCTCGCCCGTAGTGACGCCCAGGCCGTCCGCGAGAGCCTTTGCCAGGCGCGGGCTCTGCTCCACCACGGAGTTGAACTCTTCACCGCGCAGCACGCCCGACTGCAGGGCCTGGACGAACTGCGTGATGGCAGCATCGCTAGCCGCGGCCGACGCGCCGCTGATGGCCACGGCTCGGTTGATGGTCTCGGTGAGCTCGAGCGCGTCTTCCTGGGCCAGGCCGACCTCGCGACCCGCCGACAGGATGCGGGTGAAGAGCGTGCCCGTGTTCTCGAGGCTCTGGCCGGTGCTCAGGGCGATGCGCTCGACACCCTGCAGCGCCTGCTGCAGGGCCGGGCCCTCGCCGGTCACCAGCTGGATGCGGGCGCGCAGGTTGTTGAAGGCGTCGGCGGCCTCGCCCACGCTGCCGAGCAGCTGCGTCGTCTGGCTGCCCAGGATGCCGGCAAGGCCGATGTTCCGCAGGCCGTCCAGGCGCCGCGAGATGCCCTCGAGGCCGGCCTCCACCTTGTCCACGGCCTGCCGCTGCTCAGCACCGCTCTGGCGAGCCGCCTGGGCCTGCTGCTGGTACGAAGCCACCAGGGCGCGGCCCTGCGCTGTGGCGGCCGAGGTGGCGGCGGCCACGCGATTCTCGGCCACCGCCAGGTCGTTGGTCTCGACGCCGAGCGCCTGCACGCGGCCGCGGGCGGCGCTGAGGGCCTCGGTCTTGGCGGTGTAGGCGGTCTGCGCACGTTGGGCCGCGTCGCGCAGCTTCTCGAGCTGGCCGGCCTGGGCGCGCGTCGGCGACTGGATTGACTGCAGCCGCTGCTCCATGCGCTGCAGCGCCTGGGTGCTCTGCTCGAGCTTGCCCGAGGCCTCGTTCGCGTCCACCAGGGCACGCTCGAAGGTCTTGAGCGCGCTGCTGGCCTCGCCCAGCCTGCGCAGCTCGCTGGCCAGCTGCTTGGCTGACTCGGCGGCCGCGGGGTCGACTGCGCCGTCGAGCTTTTCGAGCTGCTCGGCAAGGCTGCGAACCTCGGCCTCGCCCGAGGCATTGGCCTCGATGTCGTAGCGGATCTTCGGAGAGTTCATCGGGAGGCCTCAGCGGCGGATGCCCAGGGTCCGGCAGGCCTCGGCGAAGGTGATGCCGTGGCGCTCGGCGTAGTCGCTGGCGAACCAGGCCTCGAGGTGGGCTTCGCCCCGCGCAGCGGCCGCGGTGCGCGCTGCGTCGCGCCTGGCGGCTTCGATGAAGGTAAGGCCCAGAGCCTGGGCTTCGCCGGCAAGCCGCTCGGCGCGCTCGACCGGGGACTCGGCCGCCGCACGCACCGGCAGGGACGGCATCGCCGCCTGGGCCGGCGCGCTGGCCGGGGCGGGCGGGCTGGCTGGCGGCAGCGCGCTGGCCGTGGGGCTGCGGGACCCGCTGCGGCGGCGGATGGTCTCCGGCTGCTTCGCCAGGCGCTCGGCCAGCTCGGCGACGCTGGCCTCGCCATCGGCCAGGCCTGCCGCGATGGCCTGGCGGCCGATGAAGGTGCGGCCGTCGGCCATCTCGGCCAGCACCTGCGCGACGGTGGCGCCACGGTGCGTGGCCACATCGTCCACCAGCATGGAATACAGGTAGTCGAGCTGGGCTTCGCGCTCGGCGATCACGTCCGCCGAGGGCGGGGCGCCGTTCACCGACAGCCGCTTGTACTTGCCGCGCACCAGGTCCATCGCCGTGGGCGAGGCCGGATCCCAGCTCAGGCGCTGCACCACGCCCAGCGACCCCACCATGTCGGTGCCGCCTTCCACGTACACGGCGCGCGCCGCACTGCCGACCCAGTAGGCGGCGCTGGCCATGGTGCCCTGCACCAGGGAAGCCGTGGGCTTGGCTGCGGCCAGGCGGCGCATCGCGTCGCGGGCAGCCGGCACGCCGAGCACGCTGCCGCCCGGGCTGTCCCAGACGATCAGCGCCGACCTGGCGCTAGCGTCGGCCGCCATGCGGTCGAGCATGCCGGTGAGCTGCTGCGTGCTCACGCCGCCGCTCACCTGCATCAGCATGTTCATCTTCGGCGCCATCACGCCGGCCACCGTCAGCAGGGCCACGCCGCCGGGCATGACGCTGTACGCGAGAGGCTCATTCGCCAGCGGGCGGCCGAGGCTGGCCTCGATGGCTTCCAGGTCAGCGGCACCGCCGCTGGCGTGGCGCTGGTGGATGGCGTGCAGCTGGTCCAGCACCTGGGGCGGCAGGGCCCAGGCCTGGTGAAAGAGGGAGTTGATGCTCATGCCGGCACGATGCCGGCGGCAGCACGCTCAGCGGTGCGCTTGCCGGTCTTCGCGCGCTTTCTGCGGCAAGCCCTTGACCGGCCAGCGCGTCATGGGGGGCGGTGCTCTGCCTGGCCAGCTGGGCGCGCCATAAGCGGCTTGAGCTTCGTTCCAGCGCGTGCGCGCCTGGGTGGGCTTGAGCCCTAGGCGCCGCACCGCGCGGGCGACCTCGAGCTCGAGGCCTTCACTCGGTTGCGGGCATGCCTTGAGAGCGGCCCACAGCTGGGTATCTGGCGCGCCAGGGTGCGCCCACCGGAACCGGCGCATCAGCTCCCACACCTTGCGGCCCGCGCGGGCCTTGCGCAGGTCCTTCGCAGTGCGCAAGGTGCTCGGGCGCACCGGCTCGGTTTCAGCTCGAAGTGCCAGAGCCACGCTCAGCCATCGCGGCGGCGCGAGGTCGTGCACCAGGCAGAGCACGAGCGCGCGCTGCAGCTCGGCCAGGTCGACCGTGGCCTCGCCCGCCTCGCGCAGCTGCAGCACGCGCCCGGCCACACACCAGCGGCGCAGGGGCGCCCAGCTCGGCAGCAGCTGCTCGACCAGGCGCGAGCTGCGGCCATCCACCAGGGCCACCAGCATCGGGTCGTGGCCCTGCTGCAGCGTGGCGACGATGGCCTCGGTGTCGGTGGCGGTCCAGGGGTCGAAGGTGGCGGCCGGTTTCATCCCGCCTGAACCTCCACCAGGCGGCGCCGCATCCGGGCCTCGAAGTCGGCATAGGCGCTGCGCAACGCATCGTCCAGCACGTGCTGCACCTCGCGCACTTCGCCCAGGCCCAGCACCAGCGGCGCAGCGCCACGCACGGCCGCGAACGTGGCGTCGCGCAGCTCGCGGAAGGCCTCGAATACTGCGCGCTCGGCCGGCGCCACCTCCATGAGCTGGCCCGCGCGCTTGCGGGCGTCGGCCTCGGCCATGTCTGCCTCGGCGCGCTCTCGCCGCAGGCGATGGTCGAGCAGCCCAGGGACGGCACCAGCCGCGCCAGGCTTCGCAGCGGGCTGCGTGCTAACTCGCGCCCTGGTGTTAGCCGCCCACTGCACATCAGCGACAGCAGGATCTATGCAGCGGCGATCGGTGCCGATGCGCGAGATTCGACCCTCGGCCAGCGCCTTGCGCACGGCCTTCTCATTGCAGCCGCGGTGCCGCGCGTAGGCGGCCACGGTCAACAGCACGACAGGCATCACCAGCTCAGGAAGTTGCGCATGCTGGGCACTCTAGACGGGCGACGCGCGCTTGTCACTGCCACTCGAGCGGCAGCACGCGCGCGGGCCGCGGCGGGTCGGGGGCCCGGGGGCGCTCATCGTCGCGCCGTTTGTCCGCCACCGTGCGCCACAACACCAGGCACGAGGCCCTGCAGGCCCGATGGGCGCCCCGCAGCGCTCGAAGGCCCTCAGGCAGGCACTTCGGAAGCCGAATCGGACTTTTCTGCAGGCCAGCCACTAGCGGCTGCGCGGGGGCCGAATCACCCGCGTGGCGCCTCGGCCCAGGAGGACCCAAAGGGGGTGCCCTGCCCCTCGGCCGAGGCTTACGGGAACAAGGCGCCGATGCGGGAACACCTGGCCGACACAGAGCTCGGCCAGCTCGAGCTGCAGCTGCCGCTGCCGCTGCCTGGGTGAAGGCAGAGCAGAGTACTTGATTGATTCACTCTTCACTCAAGTAACTGTGTCACCGCCTGTCCCCGCTTGTCCCCGCCGCTGTCCCCGCCACCTCAGCCGCAGCTAAGCCCTTGCCGCCGTTGACTTTTCGGCCTC